GCACTGATTTATATGATCAGTAAAGGAAGTGATAAAGCAAGAGAATTACTCAAAGGTGCTCACCGTGCAGATGCCGATATTATTTTAACTGCAAATATACTCATGCATATTCTTTACCATCTAAATATTCAGAGTATTGAAGAACTTTATACTGCATCAGAAGACGCACGGATACCCCGTATTCTGAATTTTGGCAAACACCGTGGTACCGCAATTAAAGAATTACCTGGCGACTATGTAAACTGGCTGTTACGTCAAGAAGAGCTGGACCCTTATCTACGTAAGGCCCTAGAACAGACCCTAGTTTAGGTGCTGATATTTAAAAATTTGTTCATCAAACTTTAATTTTTTTAATGTAGGGTTGCCTTGACTGATTAGGAGAAGTCGGGGCAATGTCTGATTATCAAAAAACACCATTAGGTATAGAAGTTTTAAAAAACAGATCAATTCATCTAAATGTACGCCAGAGACGCTTACTTATTCTGATTGATACACCAGATTTTGATATACTCACGCCACAATTCAAGCAACGAATTGCAGAACCTGAGGTACTAGACCAGCTTTATAATATGGGACTGATCAGTTTCGAAGGTCAGCAAAAAGAAAAACTCATATCAGCAGACCAATTTGAAATAGAAACAGCTCCGATAATATTAATAAGCAATGATAGGCAAAATGAAATTATATATTCAGAGCGGTCCACTTCTAACGCTAAAATAAATGTTGAGCTCTTAGGGTTTCTAGCTATAAAAGAGTTAATGACGAGTCTGTTAAAACAATATTGTGGCTTAATGGCCAAACAGCTTATTGAACGTATTCAGCAAGCACCCCACATTGAACACTTAAAACTTTGTCAGATGCAATGGCTGACGTGTCTGCAAGAAAGCCGGCTTCCACCATCAGAGCTTAACCGCGCCATGCAACAGATTAATCAGTCTCTAGAGCATTTAAGACAGCATTGAAAATGACTTATTAAATCAGTCATTTTTACAAGTCAAAGATGACTGATTACCCTATACTCATTCCTTAGTCCGTAATTTTAAAATATATTTATAGGCGATTTTTTAGTTTATTTTTTACTCTTACTTGCTGCTATCGAATAGCTCAAATTTGATCAGCAACCGGTACACTTAACTCAACACTATTGGGTTGTATTGCAGCACCGGAACCAATGGTAAATTTCAGCTTTTGATCAGCTGGCATGATATTTTCAACAGTCTGATCAAGCGGTACGCCATAGCTATAGTTGATGGTGAAGACCGTATTTTTCTGTGGCAGTTTATTCGGTACCAGCCGGCCTTGACCGGTGGCATAGTTAAAGGTGCCGGTGGCATCGCCACTAAACTGGCCCAGCGTATTCGTGGTTGCAGTTTTCTGTTCGCCTTCCAGCAGCCATTTTACAGTCACGCTGCCTGAGGCTATTCCTGCCTGCTGTAAATCAAACTCGAATGCTGCCGGTTCAACCGCAAGACCTGAGCGTATAAACGTAGCCAGTGGTGTACCCCAGAGCAACAGGATCGGTGTATTCACATCCGGTAAAGCCCCCGTCGTAATAGACCAGGAACCGGTCTCATAGTTGACCGCACCAGAGCCAAACGAAGTACTTGCACCTTTTAATTGCCCCGATCCATCATCTTTCAGTTCATAAAACTTGCCCTGTGACATATAAGAAACTGAAAGGCTACCCGGCGCAGGCGGTGGTACCAGTACACCGGTCCAGTTGGCACTCTGGTTTTGTTGAGTGACAGGCCGGGTTTCAGACTGGAAGTACTGGTTGGGTGCTGAAGCCGGCTTAAAGGTCATGCTTAAGTTTGCAGATCCTGCACCTGCAGCTTGTGTCCACTGGATCAAGCCACGCTGGTAATCAATTGTTCCAACCTGGGTACCAGAAGTGTTTTTAAGCAGTCCGCCCTGATCAGTGATCTGCTGGCCAAACAGGTTAAACGAGACACTCGATGGCATGACAGATGAGCCGACATACAGATTCTGAGCGGTACCAATGGTGGTCGAGTAAGTTGCAGTAATAGCAGCAGTGTTACCCGGTACCAGCACCATACTTTCCCCGGCTGCGTTTACATCCACAATTGGTGTTTCAGTCTGGGCAGATGGAACCAGCTGGGCAAAGATACTTTCTGCATTTACAGTAAACTCACCGACTTTGGCAGCAGACTTGAGATTGCTGGATGCATAATACTTGCCGGTATCGGCTACGATAGTATCCCGTAAAATCGTTTGAGACTTTTCGCCGCTGTACCATTGTCTTGCAGAGAGTCCGACATAATCCTGATCGAGTGGATCATTGATACTGTAGGTGGCAATTTTATATTCAACTTCCTTTCCATCGATGACCATCTTGGCAACACGGGTTTCAACTTTGGTGATGCGAACATATTGCTCATGCTGCAGTGCCTGGCCTTCTTTCGAGACCATTACCAGCGTACTGCCCACCGAGCTTTCGACTTCACTCAAAAACATCGCCACCTGCAGGGTTTTCATACCGGCATAATGCGTATCAAGGAGACTTCCTGCTGCCTGTCCCCCCTTAGCCAGATAGTTTTCAATCCGGTTCTGGGCGGACTTGCGCTCATCGATCCACGACTTTGTACTAAACAGCAAAGCTGAGACATTGGGGTCTTTCGGGTTTTCCGAGATAAAGACCGTAGCGCCCATAAGCAAATCTGTATCATTCGTTGTCACGGCGGGGAACAGTTTACGCAGTGACACATCACCCATGGTGCGGTCCAGCTCACTCACATCATTAAACAGGTTATTGCTCTGGCCATCTTCAATCATCTGGCCAGAGTACTTGCCGCCACCATCTTCTGTATCGCTCAGGCGCTCGGACTTATAGAGCACCAGATTTTTAGTTTCAATTGCCACTGTATAGTTCCCCCACTTCAATAAAGCGTAAAGTCACGTTGTAATAGTCATCCTCAGATACAGATGGAATTCCCTTCACTGGGGCAGCTTCCAAAGCCCCGGCTTCATGGTTAAAAATCACATGAAATTCACGTCTGTCGTGCTGATACTCAAAAGCCAGAATGAATTGTTCAGATAAAGCAGACCAGTCTTGAACCTTGCGTAAATCACGGCGTTTGATCCAGCCCATCGTGTTATCTGCCGGTTCCAGCACAATTGAACGACCTGCTTTTTTACGGCCCTCCTGGATAATTAGCGAACCATCAATAGCCCGACTCTGTTCATCAATAGCCCGACTCTGTTTCTGCTCGATGGGCTTCCATTCAAATTCATCAGACCATAAAAAACCGTCCTCAAGCGGGACGGTTTCTGATGTAGACACTCGTATTAATTTCATTAGCTACTCTTTTTTACCCTTTCCAGTTCAGTCAGGAAATCATTAAAACTGCCCTGTTTAGCCTCATCCACAGGGACATTAATTGTGCGGCCATTAATAGAGATCTGGTTGATGACAGTACGTGAAGGCTCAGCAGTTGGAGTGCTGGTTTTAGGATAGCTCACGTCCGGGGCCAGATTGTTTACATTGACTCTGGAACCAGTACTGCCCGACTTGCCTGCATATTCCTCCAGCTTTTCCAGCTGCTCGGCAATGAACATGTAGTTGCCGGTCTGTTTCTGGTTGTCGTATGCAGAGACACCATAACGCGCAGCATATTCATGAGAAGCTGAACGGTAATAGCCACCTGCTCCTTGCTGTGCAGTCTGGAACAGTTCTTTAGCTTTCTGCTTAACATTGCCCCCATAACCCATCTCGGTGAGTTGCTGCTCAATCTCATCAACTGAATAACCGTTTTTAGCCATGACTCCAGTTTTAGAGGCTTTAAGCTTACCCTGCATGGCAGTAAGCGCTTCTGACCAGGCTTCAGTAGAGGATTTGGCCTCCTCTCTTGCCACCCGTCCAGCTTCACGGTAGCCATCACCAATGGCACTGGCTGAGCTCTCTACCCGATTATTGGCTTTAGCCCAGTCATCCATGGTTTTGACTACAGCCTGACCGCTATCATCAATCTGGATTTCCAGATTGCGGCCTGCATTTGCAGCATTAGTCGCAGCAATGACACCTGCATCACCTGATGCTGCTGCAGACTGAGCAGCCTTCTCATATGCTTTCTGGATACCTTCAGCAGTCACCTTTCCGCTATCTCTGACAGTGATGTAATCCATCAAAGCCTGTTGAGCAGCAAGCTTTAAATTCTCTTTGGTTTCAATGCCTAGCCGTTTAAATGCTTCTGTCACCGGATCAATATCATCCGGTAGTTCCAAAGCCTGCATCTTGATAGCAATTAGGCCCTGTTCGACTTGGCCCGTTGAAACCTTACCTTGATCACCAAACTCTTTAAGCTTGGACCTTGCGTAATCAATTTCAGCTTGGCTTTTAGCCGTCTGTAACCAGTTCGACCAAGACTGATAAATTATATCTCCTGCCGCTTTACCAGTAATACCTGCAGAAGCCAACTTGCCTTTCAGATCAGTGACATTATTACCCTGCTCAGTAAAGGATTTAGAGACTCGATTTAACGCAACATCGATATCTACCCCAAGCTGCTTGGCTGCAAGAGAAGCTCTCGAATATGCATTTTCTGCCACCTGTCCAGACCCGGAATTAGCTGCATCCAATTCCGCAGCACGTACATTGCGGTTATTGGCGAGTTCCGTTTCCTTCTGGTCAATACCCCGAAGGGAATCTTGTGCAGATTTCAATGCACTTAAATCACCCGTGCGTTTAGCCTCGGCGATCTGTTGTTCCAGAACTGCACGTTCAACGGCGGACTGTTTCTGAAAAGCCAGATATGCCTCATCTGCCTTTTGTAGATTCTCTTTGGCCAGCTTGACAGCTTCTTCCTTTTTGGCTGCATTATCTGCAGCCTGAGCAGCACCCTCCCAAGCTGCCACCCTAACCTTGCCTGCCTCACCAACAGTAACAATATATCCCTTGGCCATAAGGTCGGCTTGCATGGTGCCGTCCATGACCCCACCATTAGCTTTAATGGCCGCTTCAGCATATGCCTTTACTGAGGATAATTTCTCAGCATCTAACTTGGCTTTATTGGTGGCATGCTCTTTTTCCCGTGTATCCAGTTCATTCGATTTCTGGATAATAGAATCAATAGCAGTCTGATTACCATCGGCCCTAGCCTGACTCAATTGTTTATTAAGTGCTGTACGCTCTTCACTTAACGCCTTAGACTTTTGATTAAATTCTGTATTTTGAGCCAATAACTGACTTAAGGTTTTTTGATTGCCTGCTACAGCTTCCTGATTTTTCTGCTCTTGAGTTTTAGCAATTTCACCAATTGCTTCTAACCCGGCAGATTTAAATTCCATTGCTCCAGCTGAAAACCTGTCGTAATGCTCCTTAGCCTTAACTCCCATCTCATTCATTTCGGAGATAATTTGTTTTTTAGTATCTCCCCATGTGAACTTTGATTTGAAATTCAGCCAAGCAGCAGCAACGTCATAGAACACGCCTGCAAGCAAATTAGCTACAATCCTAACTGCATCAAAACCATCCTCAATGAAACCCAAGGCAACATTAATAGCTTGCAAGGTTTTAGTGAAGCCATTGGTCTTATCATTAGCTGTATCTATACCACTTGAAAAATCAAAAACATCACCCAGAAGAATGTTTAAAAGTCCAGATGTTACTTCAAACCCCTCACCTACTGTTGAGACCAGAGTTTTCAAAGTTTCATATGCACTAGAAAGTGCAGCCTTCATAGCCTCGATAGTTGCCGGATCAATTTTTTTAAGCTGATCACCGACCCAGATAAAACCATTACCAATATCGCTTAAAAGCCTTTCAACGACATCCATATTGTCAGCAATAGTTACCAGCCATTGTGCAACTGTTGCAGATGCGCCAGTGGACTGATCCATGGTACCAATCAGGATTTGCCATTGGGTCTGGATACGCTGTAATGCATTACCTATCGTAGTCGGAAACTTATTGTAGTCAGCTTCAATTGCAGCGGATTGTTTCTGTAAGGCCTTGATTACGCGCTCAGCAGATAACTCGCCGTTTTCTGCCATAGTACGTAACTCACCTGTAGTCACACCAAGGGATTGAGCCAAGGCTTTAGAAATTCCTGGAGCCTGTTCCATGATTGAGTTGAACTCATCACCACGGAGTACTCCAGATTGCAGTGCCTGGGTAAACTGGACAATAGCATCTTCACTGGCCTGTGCTGATCCACCTCCTGTTTGAATTGCCATATTGATGGTTTTTACCAGATCCAGACTTTGCTGCTGGGTCATTCCCATCTGTTTACCAACATCATTCACCTTGGTAAACAGGCTGGCAGTAGCTTCCAAGCTTGAATTGGTAGCAAGTGCCACTTGATGCACACCAGTCATAGCTTGCTGAAAGTTACCACCTTCGCTGGTTGCAATATTGATTCGTGCTGAAAGAGTAGTATACGAATCCGCTGCCTGAGCAATTTCTCTCACACCGATACCAATACCAACGGCGGCCATAGCTCCCGCAAGAGCAGTCGCTGCAAACTTGGCTACACCCATCCCTTTAGAAAGATTGGAAATACCCGAATTTGCTTTTTCTGCTGCCGGTTCAACACTGTGAAGTTCACTTTTGAGCTTCTCAATCTGTTGCTCGGTAATTCTGGTAACACGCTCAACTTCTTCAGCCGGTAATTTACTATTGGCTTTAAAGTCCTCTAGCTTTCGCTCAAGCGCAGTAATGGCATCATTGATGACTGTTGGTGGTTTAATGCCTAGGGCTTCATAGATTTCATGTCCGGTCTGCTTTGCGCTGGTTGTAGCCTTATCTGCACTGGTCGATACACTACGCATTGCAGAAGATGCTTGGGTATCAAAATCTGCAAATGCTGCTTTAGTCAGATCAACTGCCTGTTCAAGACCTTTGACCTTTTCTCCTGCAGCCTTAATTTCCTCAAGAGTGACAGCTTCGCTACTTTGTTCTAATGCAGAGAAAGCATTCTTTGCTGCCAGCAGCTCACTTTCAAGCGTATTAATACTGCTGGTACCAATAGTGCCAATTCGCTCAATTTCTTTGGTACTGAGATTGGCTCCCTCACCCATTGACTGAATTGCACGGGTCGCAGTCTGAGCTTCACCTACTACTTGACCAAGATCTACCGAGCTAAAACGTTGCAACTGATTAATTGAAGACTGTGTGGCGTTGTCCACGCCACGCATAGCATTTATGGCAACGTCCTGATAGTAATTAAAAGCACTGGACGTTTCTTTAATAGCATCTTCAATACTTAAAACACGCTGCTTAGCGATTTCAATATCTTTTAAGGTGCCATCCGTACTTTGCAACCGAACCACTTCAGCTTGAGCAGCTTTTAGTGCCGAGTTAAGTTCATTGAGACCTTGTTCACCAGTGCTCGACATTGAGCGTAACTCACCAGCACTGATAACTGACTTATCACCAAGAGCTTCAATTTCTTTGGCAGCTGTAAAGAATTTGGTACCCAGCAGTTCTGCAAGTTGAAGCGCATCACCTGGAACGGCTTCACCGATTTCAAAGCCTGCCTTATTTGCCTTATTCGCTGTATCTTGAAGTTCACTACCCAAGCCATCAATCTTGCTGGCAGCCTGAACAGCCCGTCCTTCAAGTTCACCAGCCGCCTGAGATACTTCACTCAGTTTTCCTTTAGCTTGATCTGCTTTTTTCTGCAAATCAGCAGGAACTATTTTTCCAACTTCCTGAGCTGCTTCTGCAGATGCAGCCTTCAGTTTTTCAGATTCCTGTTTTATTGCGGCATAAATGGCCTTAGTGACACTTTCAGATTCCTTAATATTCGATACATAATTTTTAGTATCAGCTTCCATCACAAGCTTAAAAATTAATTCTTTACCGGCCATATTTTTACTCGCAATAAAAAACCCACCAAATGGTGGGTTAGATGAAGATATTACAAAGCACATTCAGGTGCTTTTATTAAATTATTTAAGGTTTTCTCTGATCTGAGTCATCAAGTTCATCAAGAAAATTATTTACTTGCTGCCTAAATTCCAATGGTCTTGCAATATAAGGAATTGGAGCATGTGAACCGCCAGTACCTTTTATAACGATAGAACCAAAATTAAAAATGCGTCCTAGAATTCCTTGATCTACTCCTAGACTTTCTACACGATTAGCCTTCAACTCAATTGTATTTCTGCGTATTAATCCAGATTTTGCAATAATACGTCTATTTGTTAATGCCAACTCTGTGGTTAAAACATGGATAGCGGCAATTGCTATTAAAATTAAACCAATGAAAAAAGGCACTCCATTTTTAGAACCAAGCGAAGATAAAATGAACAATCCACCGAAGAATAAGTACCAGAATTGCGATAGCCATGTAACTTGAGCTTTAATAATTATTCTTTCATCTCTAGCTAAGTTTTGTTCTATGTAGCTCCCCATGTAACCCTCTTATAAGTGTTGGTCTATTGTAAGCATACTAATATTTGCTCATTTCTTTATCAACCAATAGTTAAAGAGTGTTTTATGCACTTAAGATTATTTATAAATGGTCTAAATTATCGCAATGTGAAAGAACATCCGTGTTCACTTATATCTCTTTATTCTATGCACTCATGTTCATGTCCATCAGGTATTTCTCTGCCTGTGCATGAGTAATCGAAATCAAACTGCATCTACAACCTTCTTGCGGTCTGCTCCAATGCTCAACAGCCTGTTCCTGAAACTCCTTATCAAGAATATTAAATATTTTGCTACTGAAACTCTTACAAGTTTCTGGGGTATGGTCATCAATGATAGGGGCCCATAATAAATAGCTCGAATTCTTATCCTTGCTATGCTCATAAATATCTTTAACGACCAGACAGTTAAAAACAAACATCTGCCTGTTGGCAAACCAGGAGCGATAGTCACGACTGTTTTCCAGAAGTGTCCAGTTCACATGAGGTCGAATATGATCAGGGACTAAAGAAATATATCTTTCAGCAAATTTCTTGAATAAAATTCTATTGCTTTTAAGCTTCTCATTATCAAGATGACTCAGGAGGTCTAGTATCTCATGCTTAAAAAACTTTGAGTCGGCACCGCATGCCACACCCATATTCACTAACTCTCTCTGCTCGTCACTGCTGAATGAGTTAAACCATTTCTTATATGCTGCTTTACTTTCCGCTGTTAATACTCTTTTCATGATTAAGCTCAAGTGCACTTTTATAATGCAGACCATTCTAGTCGGGAAAGGTAAATTTAATTATGTGAAATTGTTAATTAATTCACAATAATTATTATTTTAGCTCATCAAGAAACTTCTTTAGTTCTTTAGCAGATGCATGCTGAGCAGATCTCACCACACTGGTCAGGGCTGCAAGCTTATTCCGGTAATCCTTTTGGGCTGATTTTAAATACTCACTGTAAGCACCATAAGTCATATTCATGATTTCGGTATGAGTATGACCAGCACTGATCAGCAACTGGAATGAGTCAAACCAGGTTGAATCATTGTCTTTTGCTGCCTGCTTTTTATTACGGCGTTTAGGCTGATCTTCTTTAAAATAAGCGCCGTTGACCTGTAGTACTGCTGATAAAACTTCTTTAAATTGCTGTTCGGATGTTGTGGCTAGATCAATCAAACTAGCTACTGGAAGCCTGGTGGCCAGACTGCATATACTCAGCACTTCAATTGAATGAGCCTTAAAAAGTTGAGTCAAAACTTCATCTGAATAATCTTTTTCCTTTAAGAAGCCTTTTATCTTTTCGGCATGTACCGCCCATTGGTCAAAATCTTTCATCTGGATCTGATGGACTTCAACATCATTCACTGTGATAGAGCGATTAGCTGCTAGAAAAAAATCATTCATGATGGAATCTCAAAGTAAAGTTCAGGAAATAAAAAAGCACCCGAAGGTGCTTCATCTGTATTGGTTTAATATCTCTTGCAATTTGAACTCTATCTGTGAATCGCTCAGCTTAGGTAACTTTATCAGTTTCTCTATATCATCTTGAACTTGGTAAACAAAATAAAGGGTGGATCCCTTATCGTATTTGATTACTAACCCATTGCCCTGCAAATTTCTTATTCTTTCATTTATCTCTGGTTGTTCACCTGCCAAAACCAAAGTATAAAAAGAACCCTTTTTTGATAAGAAAAAGGCAAACTTGGTCAAGGCCATTGCGTGCAGATAAAAATCTTGCACTTCCTGATATAGCGCTGGTGTCATTTAATAAATCCAATCAACACTGAAGGTCAGTTTTTACCTTTAAAAACCGTACCATACAGGTTAATAGAATACTTTTTATCCACCCAAAAGAAAAGATATCCAAAGGTATTAAACGATAAACAGGCACAAAAAAAGACGCTCATGCGTCCCTGTGCCTGCATTTTTGGATTTAGTTACTCAGCTTTAGTATCAAGCTGCTACATTAAAACGATCAATGTGGCCAAACATGCTAAGTTCAGCATCATTTACCTTGGTAATGTCAGCCAGACATTCGCCCTCAATATCGTAACTAGAGAAATCCTCATTGATCAGATCAAATTCTGTTTCCGGTGAAAACTCCACACGCCATAAGGTCACGGCAACCTTATCCCCTTTATAGGTATCAACACCTTTAAAGAAGAAGCGGTATTCATTGCCGATATCGTTTGCAATCGCCGTACGTGTTAATTTTCCGGCTTTACCTGACCACTTAACGTCACCAGTCGGTGCAATATTAAAAATCACTGTACCGAATGCCGAATCGAGTACATAGGTATTGGCATCAATATCTGTATCAGCGCCGTCTTTAAACTTAACTTCTGACAGATTACGCTCACCCAGATCAATCATAGTCCCAGCTTCAACAGTACCTAGTGAGCGATCAGCGATAGTGCTTGCAGATACTTCAGTAACTTTACCACTCATCACCATGGCAAGATTTTGCTTGGTTACCTCTTCCAGGGTGCCGCTTACAGATACTCCTGTCTGCTTTCGCAGTACTGCATCTTTCGTACGAAAACCTGTTTTTGACTCATAGTGATCGGTCGAATCCGAAGTGATTTGAAGCTGCAGGGCTGGCATACTTCCTACTGGAAACATACCTGATACCGCACCATTAATAATTTTAGCCAGGAACAGTTCACCCTGTAACGAAATAACGTCTGGTTTATTTCCCATCTGCTTTTACCTCTTTTGTAGTTTTTGCTGCAGCTGGTTTCGACTCTTCAGAGGGCTTTTCTATTTCTACCTCCTTGATCGTACCTGCATCTAATTGCTGTCGGATTTCAGCATCGGTGAGTCCACCCACGAAATCCCCTTTTTTGAAACGCCCTAATGGTTGTTGGGCTACATATTGCTTTGCTGCCATGACTGGCTCCTAGATAAACATTTTGGATTCAAACACCAAAGTGATATAGACGCATGTTGGAGAGTAGTCCTCTTCAACTGCAATCAGGTTTAAAGGTCGTGCACTTGAAGCAGGCTGCCAACCTGATAATAATTCCAGGACTTGTTGCGTTAGTGCACCAGCACGATCCAGAACTGCAGAGCCATCATTAAGCTGTGCCGAAGCATGACGCTCAACCACCGTAACTTCCCATTGCTGGGCCAGCATGTTCATTGATGACTTTGCAACATCATCCAGCTTTCGGATACGGCGGTAATAGACCTGAGCATTTGCTGTAACCTGTGATAGCTCTGTAACATTTGCAGAGTTGGCCGGGGTATAAATCTTTTTAAGACCTGAAATCCCGTTGAGTTTCTCTGCAATTTCATCGCGCACCGCAAAGAAGTTTTTATCGCTCATCAGTTAAATGCTCCACGATATCATTTAATACATCCTGCTCATCCTGTTCGGTTAAACCCAAAAATGGACGGGCTGGCATATTGATGATATAAGCCTTACCCATAGATTCCTGCATGAAGTTAGAACGGGATTTACGGACAAATCTGTTACCCACCGTACCATCACGTCCCTGACGAAAATAGGTACGACGCATTCTGGCTTCATGACGTATTTCACCACCGAAGTGATGAATTGCGCCATAAATCACGTCAGTACCAATTTCTACTCCACTCTGCAGCACGTTATGAGTAATGGAATCCATCAGCCGTGAAGTCTTACGCAAAGTGGTACCGCCTTCACGTTTAACTCGGCCAGACAAACGCCATTTCCCTTCAAGTCCTTCGCCCTGCGTCCATCTATTACGGATATTGCTTACTATTGTTTGGCCAATCGTATCGAACAGTCTCTGTTGTGTTTCTTCAAAACCTGAAAGACGATGAAGTGCTTGCATTACTGCTGACTCACCATCAGCATCGATCTTTATTACAACACCAGCCATACCTCCTCCTTATTTAAATGAAGGCATCTTGTCTAGCGTTTCATCACCAAACACGCCTCCTACATAACTGGTTCCGATGGGCATTGTGGTAGGCCGGCCCTTAGGCTGATCATCTACAATTTCATTGGTTGCGGCCTGGATCTGTAGGTGTGCTTTTTCGTCTTGTACCCGTTCAAGAAATTTAATCGCATCCTTATAACGGTTAC